TAGAAACATTACCATCAAGCGTCAGCGAAATATACAAAGCATATAGTGTCAATGGTGTGACTCATATGAAATGTTACTATTATGTACAAGCACCAGTAAATGTTGTTTGTATATATAATGTAATAGCCACTGATAGCAGACTTAAAGACACAATATCTATTAACCGTAAAAAAGAAACAAACACACATTACAGCATTAATGCACTTAATGGATTAATTCGCACACTTAATAATGGAGTCTTAGACAAGACCTTCATGATTGACTGGAATCACTATAAAAACATGCTACTATTAGCTGATGGTGAAGCACAGTGTAAAATAATAGAGATAAAAGAATTTAATCACTAAAGTTGCAAAACAATAAAAAGTTACGTATATTAAATAACAAGTAAGACTAGTCCTGGGGAAATAAAAAAGCTAAACAACATAGTTGTAAGTATCAAAAAAAATCCCTATAGTAGTTAAGTCAAGTAAGTTAAACAATTAAAAACAAACAAAAAATGGCGATTAATCTCGATCAAATTAGACAACGGTTGCAACAAATGCAACAAGCAAGTGGTGGTAACAAAGCAAGTGAATTCATTTGGAAACCCACAGTCGGAAAAACACAAGTACGCGTAGTACCATATGCATTCGACAAAAACAATCCATTCCAAGAATTGTATTTTCATTATGAAATTGGAAAGCGTACAATGATATCACCAATATCATTTGGACGTCCAGATCCAATTGTAACATTCGCTGAGAAATTAAAAAAATCAGGAGACAAAGAAGACTGGAAATTAGGTAAAAAAATTGAACCTAAATTTAGAGTTTATGCACCAGTTATCATTCGTGGTTTAGAACATGAAGGAGTTAAATTTTGGGCTTTTGGAAAACAAATATTTACTGAACTATTGGGAATCATGGCTGATCCAGATTATGGTGACATCACTGATTTAATGAATGGTCGTGACATTACTGTAGAATATGCAGCAGCTGAAAAAGAAGGAGCATTTCCAACTACCACAGTTCGCGTTAAACCAAACACATCACCAGCTACAACAGAAAAAGAAGTTGCTGAAAAGATTGTAAATGGTCAGAAAGATCTTAAAGAGCTTTTCACAGAGTTAAGCTTTGAAGAAATGACTGAGGCTTTGCAGAAATGGCTAGATCCATCAACTGATACAGCTAATGGAACAAAAGCAGCAGTTAAACCAATTACTGGAGCAACTACAGCAACAAAATCAGAAGACATTGCTTCTGCATTTGATTCTCTTTTTAACACATAAAATTTATGGCAAAGCAGACAAAAAAAGTAACCGAGGAAATCTCGGGAAGGGACGAACTGGCTTCATTATTAGCTGATAGTCTAAATAAAAAGTTTAAAGACTTTAAAGCTGCTCACTTCCTAACGGGAGAAGAAGAAACTCCAACAGATTTAACAGAGTGGGTCTCAACAGGATCCACTTTGTTAGACTTGGCAATCTCAAATAGACCAAACGGAGGATTTCCAGTTGGTAGAATTGTTGAGTTGCAAGGAATGGAAGCTTCAGGTAAAAGTTTAGTAATGGCTCATGTATTAGCTAACACACAAAAGAAAGGTGGATTAGCAGTTTACATTGACACTGAAAACGCACTTAGTGAGGATTTTCTTAAAGCAATTGGCGTAAATGTTAACGACATGCTTTATCTGCCACTAGAAACTATTGAAGATATTTTTGAAGCTGTGGAAAACATTATTGAAACCATACGCAAAAGCTCAAAGGATAGACTAGTAACCATTGTAATCGATTCCATCTCAGCAGCAACTACTAAAGTAGAACAAGAAGCTGATTTTGAAAAAGATGGTTGGGCAACAACAAAAGCAATCTTAATGTCAAAGGCAATGCGTAAGATAACTAATACCATTGGAAAGCAAAGAGTGTTATTATTGTGTGCATCCCAATTAAGAGAAAAGATGGGTGTAATGTTTGGAGAAAAGCTAACCACATCAGGTGGCAAAGCTTTAGGATTTCATGCAAGTTGTAGAATTAGATTAAAGGGTATTGGAAAACTTAAAAGTGGATCTGGAGTAACTGAACAAATAGTTGGAGTACAAGTACAAGCTCAAGTAATTAAAAATAGAATGGGACCTCCATTTAAGAAAGCTGTGTTTGATGTATACTTTAACTCTGGCATAGATGATATTAATTCATGGTTAAAATTAATGAAGGAGTATGGTCTGATTAAAAATTCAGGAGCCTACTATACATTAGTTAATGAAGAAACTGGAGAGGAGAAAAAGTTTACAGCAAAGGAGTGGAAGGGTATAATGACAAGTGAGGATCACACAAGAGAATACTGTTATAAAAAAATATGTGAAACAGTTGTTATGAAATATAGAGATCAAGATCAAATTGATCCAGATGATGTAACTGTAGATGATGAAGAAGTGACAGATTAATATAAATTAAAGTATAGTAATGGACATAAGTAGGTATCACGTTTTATTAAAGCAAATGCTAAATGAAAAGACCGTTGACGATCAAAACTCAAATTCACGAGTTTTAATTGTTGATGGTCTTAATACTTTTATCAGAGCTTATGCTGCAAGCCCAACAACAAACAGCGATGGAGAGCATATAGGTGGGATATCAGGATTCCTTTTAAGTATTGGTCATGCAATCAAAGCAATTAACCCAACTAGGGTAATAGTAACCTTTGATGGTAAAAACGGATCAGCTCGAAGAAGATCAATCTATCCAGACTACAAGGCAAATCGTAAAGTTAAAATCAGACTCAATAGATCTGAAACCGTAGACAAACAAGACACTCAACTCCAACAACTGGTAAGGCTAATTAAATATTTAGAGATCATGCCAGTCACTACCATTGTAGTTGATGGAGCTGAAGCAGATGATGTCATTGCTTACATAGCCAATGACTATCTTTTAGATAAAGAGTCTCAAGTATTCATTATGTCAACAGATAAAGATTTCATGCAACTTGTGAATGAGCAAATCCATGTATGGAGTCCAACAAAAAAGAAAATGTTTTACACTAGTGATGTCATTGAAGACTTTCAAGTACCACCTGAAAACTTTGCATTATATAGAGCCTTGATAGGAGACAATAGTGATAACATTCCAGGAGCAGCTGGATTAGGTAGTGCAACACTACTTGAAAGGTTTCCTAAGTTTGCATCTGAGCCAATGAATATAGATGAATTTTTTATTTATGCAAAGGAGTTAGCTATTGATAGCAAAGTTAAAATACACGATAAAGTTGTTGCATCAGAAGTAGATATTAGATTATACTATGAGATTATACAACTAAATATTAGTACCATGAGTATGACCAACAAAATGAAAATAATTGGTCTTATGGAAACCCCAGTATCAAAACTTGGTAAAATTAAATTCCACACAATGTTAGTTGAAGACAAAATGACTTCAGCAATAAAAAATGTAGATATGTGGTTAAGAGAAATAACTCAAAAATTAGATCGATTTACTTTGGTAGATTCACAATAAAGGAGTAAGGTTAAATATGCATAATGAAGACACACTCCAATTCTATGGAGCAAACTTTCAAAACAAAGTACTAGCTGTCTTAATGAAGGATAGAGCCTTCCTCCAGCAAGTGCATGATATAATAGATCCAAAGTATTTTTCATCGGAGTCAAGCCAGTGGATTGCAAAAACTGCATTAAAGTATTTTAATGATTACAAGTCACCACCAACATTAGAAGTATTAAAAGTTCAGCTAGATCAGATTGAAATTGACTTACTGAAAACAACTGTTATTGAAAACATAAGAGAGGTATTAAAGTATGTTGATGCAGAAGATTTACCTTTTATCAAAGATAAGACTTTAGACTTTTGCAAAAATCAAAAACTTAAATCAGCCATATTAAAGTCAGTAGACTTACTTAAGTTAGGTAAATATGATGACATTAAAAGTAGTATAGATGAGGCAATGAAAGCAGGATCAGATAGAAACATTGGTCATGAATACATAACAGACATAGCTTTGCGATATGTTGAGAATGCTAGAAACACAGTAAAAACACCATGGGACATATTAAATGAAATCATGGATGGTGGATTAGGTGCCGGTGAAATGGGAGTATTTGTAGCACCAGCTGGAATTGGTAAATCAATGGCTTTAGTAAACATAGCAGCTCATGCAGCAAAAGCAGGATTAAATGTATTATATTACACTTTAGAGTTATCAGAAACTTATGTTGGAGCTCGTTTTGATTCACATTACACTGGGATACCATCACAAGACTTAAAGTTTCATATGGAGGAAGTGCAAGCAGCAGTTGAGAAAATTAAAGGTCAGCTTATTATAAAGTATTATCCAACAAAAACAGCCACAGTAAATACAATAGCAGCTCACTTGGATAAGTGTGTAATGCAAGGAACAAAACCAGACATAATACTATTGGACTATGCTGATTTATTAAGGGACACTGGTGTGAAAGGAGCAGTTAGAAATGACATTATGTTAGGTAATATTTATGAAGATTTAAGAGGATTAGCTGGAACTTATCAAATACCAGTTTGGACAGCTTCACAAGCTAACAGGAGCTCTTTAGAAGAAGATATTATTGAAGCAGATAAGATAGCAGAATCATATGCCAAAGTAATGGTAGCTGATTTTGTTGTATCATTATCAAGAAAAACAGCAGATAAGATATCTGGTACTGGTAGATGGCATGTTATTAAAAATCGATTTGGTCCAGATGGATTAACTTTTCCAAGTAAAATGAACATGGCGACAGCTAAGATTGATATATATGCTGAGACCACTATACTTGGTAAGGAAGCAAAGTCATTAATGCAAAATGGAGATGAGGTAATTCGTCAAACTTTAGCAAATAAATTTGCAGAATTAAATGATTTAGTTAAGTAACAATCGCCTACCAATATATTTATAAGCACAACAATTTATAAAACCTAAAATCTATGATGACAGTATCCAATGAGATTCTCAGTGAAATTACCGTTTTCACAAAGTATGCAAAATATTTACCAAAGTTAAATAGAAGAGAAACTTGGGAAGAGCTTATTACAAGAAATAAAAGTATGCATGTAAAAAAGTTTCCTAAACTAAAAAAGGAAATAGAAGAAGCATACAAACTAGTATACGATAAAAAAGTACTTCCATCTATGAGGTCCTTACAATTTGCTGGAAAATCTATAGAGATTAGTCCAAGTAGATTATACAACTGTGCATACTTACCAATAGACGATGTAAGAGCATTTGGAGAAACAATGTTTTTACTACTAGGTGGAACTGGTGTTGGATACTCAGTACAAAAACATCATGTAGAATGCCTACCAGAAATATCAAAACCAAATACAAAAAGACATAAGCGTTTTCTTATATCAGATAATATTGAAGGATGGGCAGATGCAGTTAAAGTTTTAATTAAAGGATACTTTGTGGGAGGTCCAACTGTAGACTTTGACTTTAGTGACATAAGACAAAAAGGAGCTAGGCTCATAACATCTGGTGGTAAGGCACCAGGACCACAACCATTAAAAGAATGTTTAATTAAAATACAGGGAATACTAGATGCAAAAGAAAATGGAGATAAACTTAGCCCAATTGAAGTACATGATATTATATGCCATATTGCAGACGCAGTACTCGCTGGTGGCATTAGGAGAGCTGCTCTTATTAGCTTATTCTCTGCTGACGATGAAGATATGATTGCTTGTAAGGCTGGATCTTGGTGGGAAAACAATCCACAAAGAGGTAGAGCTAATAACTCCGCAGCTTTATTAAGGCATAAAGTAACAAAAGAATTCTTTTTAGATCTTTGGAAACGTATTGAGTTAAGTGGAGCTGGAGAACCAGGTATCTATTTAACTAACGACAAAGACTATGGAACTAATCCATGTTGTGAGATTGCATTACGTCCATTCCAGTTTTGTAATTTATGTGAGGTAAATGTGAGTGATATTGAATCACAAGAAGACTTTAATAACAGAGTGAAAGCAGCCACATTAATTGGAACACTACAAGCCAGTTACACAGACTTCCACTATCTTAGAGATGTTTGGAGACGAACAACTGAAAGAGAAGCTTTAATTGGTATCAGCATGACTGGTATTGGATCTGGAACTGTGTTGGGATACAACATGAAAGAAGCAGCTAAAATAGTTAAAGAGGAAAATGAAAGAGTAGCAACTTTAATTGGTATTAATAAAGCAGCTAGATGCACAACTGTCAAGCCAGCTGGGACAACAAGTTTAGTACTTGGTTGCTCATCTGGTATACATGCTTGGCATAGCGAATACTATATTAGAAGAATGAGAGTTGGTAAAAACGAAGCAATCTATACTTATCTAGCAATTAACCATCCAGAACTATTAGAGGATGATTACTTTAGACCACACGACACAGCTATTATTTGCATACCACAAAAAGCTCCAGAAGGTTCCATATTAAGAACTGAGTCACCATATCAGTTACTTGAGCGTATTAAAAAAGTACAAATGGAATGGGTTAAACCAGGACACAGAGCGGGAAGCAACACACATAATGTTTCAGCAACGGTTAGCATTAAACCAGATGAATGGGAAGGAGTTGGTGAGTGGATGTGGGAAAATCGTCAGTA